AAAGCCCGCTGAATTCAAAAAATTAAAAATATTTCAAGATGATGAAACAAAAGATTACCCACCTTGTGTTGTAAACTTTATGAAAAACAAAGTAAAAAAAGGTGAAGGACGTAACGATGCTATGTTTAACGTAGCTGTCCTAGCAAAAAAAATTAATCCTGATCCTGTTATGTATCAAGATTGGACAAGAGATATGATGGGAAAGGTTTGTGAAGAAAGATTACATCCAAAAGAATTAGAAAACATATTTAAAGGTGTCGAAAACAAAGAGTATGCCTATAAATGTAAAACATCAATTGCAAGAATGCATTGTGTATCTGGTGAATGTGTAAAAAGAAAATTAGGTATTGGTGCTAATGAAGCGTTACCTGAAGTTGGTAAACTAATAAAAGTAAATTCATATCCAGAACCATATTGGATTTTACCTATTCAAGGTAAATCTATAAGATTATCAACAAAACAATTATATCAACAGCAGTTGTTAGGAGAGCAACTTTTAAACTACGACATCGTATGGCGACCACTTAAACCAACTAAAAGAGATCCAGACCCGTACAGGGATTGGCTTGATGAGTTAATGTCTAATAAACAAGATATGGAAGGTTTTGATGCAACAGAGGAAGGTAGTGACGTATTTAATTCTAGAATGTCTAGATTCTTAGAGGATGTTGAGGATACAACAGAGTTCGATCAAATAGACTCTGGTAATATATGGCGTGATGAAATTGAAATGAGATTTAAATTAGAAACATTTAGATCATTTATGAAAAAGATGGGTTACAATTGGAATGAAAAAGAATGTACAAAATTTTTAGAACAAGGTGGCGCAAAGCCAAAAGCAAAATTTAAAGGTATACAAAGCAGACATTGGATTGTACCTTTACCAAAACAACAGGAGCACAAAAATAAAGATGTCAAATTTACTAAACCGAAAGCTGCGTGGGAAGACAATTAAAATATTTGGTCCTCCAGGCACAGGTAAAACAGAAAACTTACTTAAACGTGTGCAACGTTATCTTAGGCAAGGATACTCTCCTGATGAAATCTGTTACGTATCTTTTACAAACAAAGCTGTAAATGAATGTGTTGCAAGGGTAAGACAAAGATTTAAAGAATATGATGAGGATGATTTCAAATATTTTAGAACATTGCACTCTTTGGCTCGGCAACAGTTTGCTGAAATACCTGTACTAGATCCAAAAGCTGATATGTTAATGTTTCATACCCAATACGGAACTGTAAAAGTGAATTACAAAGAGGGCCATGATGATGCTAAAGTTTATAACAATTGGTCCTTACAAATATATGATAGAGCAAGAAACATGAAGGTAGATCCTGTATGGCTCTACAAACAACAATCTAGAAAAGCTGTGAGGTTACAACAATTCAAATCAATTATAAATGGTTACGAAGAATTTAAGACAATGGAACTAGAGAACGGACAACGGACACCTGACAGATTAGATTTTACCGACATGGTGCAAAGATACATTACTGATGGATTAGTAATACCATTTAAAGTTTTAATGGTTGATGAAGCTCAAGATCTTACACCTTTGCAGTGGGACATGGTCGTAAAGATAGCAGAAGCTGTAGACAGAGTTTACATTGCAGGTGATGATGATCAGGCAATCTATGAGTGGAATGGTGCAGATGTTAATTTGTTTCAAACTTTTCCTGGCAAATCATTGGTTTTGAAAAAAAGTGTGCGCTTAAATAAAAACATACATTATTTTTCTAATTGTATTTTGCATTCTATGGGTGGCAATAGAATAGAAAAAGAATTTTATTCTAATGGTAAAGAGGGGTCTATACAAAGATGGAATGGATTAAAAAAAGTGCCTTGGGATTTAGATGGTAGTTGGATGGTATTAGCTAGAATAAATGACGTTAAGAGAGAGCTGCAGCAGGAGGCGAAGAATCTTGGTTTGTATTATCAAGATCAAAAAAACAATAAATCATTTGACCCGAATCAATTTATGGCGATTCAATTATGGGAGAAAGTTTGCGAGGGTGGTGCGATAGCACGAGAAGAAGCCTGTATTATGTATGAATATTTATTAAACATAGACCACGGATACCGGTCACAGGATAGCAAAAAATGGTCTTTTGCACACCCAAATCAAGTGTTTACTTTTGACGAATTACATTTAAGGTGTGGTATGCGAGACGAGAAAGGTCCTTGGAATCAGGTGTTTAAAAGAAAATTTAAAGATAAAGACAAACAATACTTCAATAAATTAATGAAAGAAGGTGTGGATCTTACGCAGCCACCTAAAATTATAATTGATACAATACATCAAGTTAAGGGTGGGGAAGCAGATAATGTGGTGCTAGCCAGTAAATGTAACTTTCCATCACATTTTGACAAAAAGAATTTAGCAGAAAAAGTAAAAGAACTTCGAGTTTGGTATACGGGTGTAACTCGATGTAAACAAAATCTACATCTGCTAGGTACAAACCATCAATATAACTTTCCATTAGGAAAGTATTTTAAATTATACGAGGCAAACTATGTTTAGACAATTAATACTTAGTGCGCTGGAAGATAGATACAACGCACAAATATCTGAAGCCGAGGCTACGCTTAAAATATATTTAGAGAAGCCTGTAGCAATTGGTGAACACCCGCAGCATATAGAAGAAGCTGATAAGTTAGTTGAAAAAATATCACAAGCTGAGGAGAAAATAAGAATACTACAGGAGTTTAAATTATGACAAACAAAGATATGTTTGATGATGCATTTCCACAAGATAGACAAATCGGAGGATCTCACTACAAACATTTTCATATTCAACCTTATGAATTTATTTCAAAAAATGAACTATCGTTCTTCCAAGGGAATGTAATTAAGTACGTTTGTAGGTATCGTTTTAAAAATGGTGTCGAAGATTTGGAAAAGATAAAACATTACTGCGAATTAGAAATTAAAAAATTAAAAGACACAAAGAAAAAATGACAATGCAATATGGATTAGGCATGTTGGGTGTCGGGATAATTGCAATTTTTGTGGCAGCTATTATAACATATTTTATTTTTAAAAAGCTATGACACACCAATTAAATTTTATTTACAATGATTCTGATTGGGTTTGTCCTAATGAGTACCCAGATTTAAGACACGCTAAAGAAATAGCAATCGACCTTGAAACTAAGGATCCTAATATAAAAACAAAAGGTGCAGGTTGGGCTACCTTTGATGGACACATCGTAGGTTTTGCTGTAGCTGCTTTTGATCAACAATGGTATTTTCCAATTCATCATGATGCAGGTGGTAATATGGACTCTGCAATTACCACAGCTTGGATGCAAGAAGTTTTAAAAACACCAGCCACTAAAATATTTCACAATGCTAGTTATGATGTCGGTTGGCTGCTTGTAAATGGTTTTGAAATCAATGGTCCTATTGTAGATACGATGATAGCTGCTGCACTTATAAATGAAAATAGATTTAGTTTTAGTTTGAATGCATGTGCGAAAGATTATTTAGGAGAAATAAAAAACGAAACATTTTTGAATGAAAAAGCAAAAGAGTGGGGTATAGATGCTAAGGCAGATCTTTGGAAGCTTCCTGCAGGCTATGTGGGTTTTTACGCAGAACAAGATGCAGGTCTAACATTGAAGCTTTGGCAGCGATTTAAAACAGAGATTACGAAACAAAGTCTTAACGATGTGTGGGACATGGAGATGGAGCTGTTGCCTATCTTAATTGAAACAAGACGTAGAGGCATAAGGGTGGATGAAGAAAAAGCAGAAAAATTAAAAAAAGAATTTAAGGAGAAAGAACATATCGTATTAAAAAAAATAAAACAGGAAACTACCATGAAGCCTGATATTTGGGCTGCAAGATCTGTAGCTCAGGTGTTTGATCGGATAGGTGTTGATTACCCACGGACACCGAAAACCGGAGAACCAAGCTTTACCCAAAACTGGCTAGTGAATTGTAATAACCCGATAGCGCAACTAATAAGAGAAGCAAGAGAAATAAATAAATTCCATTCAACATTCATAGACTCCATTCAAAGATTTGTACATAAAGGTAGAATACATTCTGAAATAAATCAACTCAGATCTGACCAGGGAGGAACAGTTTCTGGTAGATTGTCATATTCTAACCCTAACTTGCAACAAATACCTGCAAGAAATAAAGAGTTTGGAGATAAAATAAGAAGTTTATTCTTACCTGAAGAGGGGAGACAATGGGGTAGTTTTGATTATAGCCAACAAGAACCAAGACTAGTTGCACATTACGCTGCAAGTGTTAATGAAGATTTTAGTGGTGCAGATGAATTTATTGAAGCTTATAAAAACGAAGCTGCCGACTTTCATCAGATAGTTGCTGATATGGCAGGCATAAGTAGAACACAGGCTAAGACGATCAATTTGGGTCTTTTTTATGGTATGGGAAAAGCCAAATTAGGTAGAGAACTTGGTATATCAAAAGATAACGCAGAAAATTTATTAAATAAATATCATACCAGGGTGCCTTTTGTAAAAAAATTAGCTGAGGCAGTTACTGGTAGTGCTTCAAAGTATGGGTTTATTCGCACAATAAAAGGTCGTAAATGCCGATTTGATATGTGGGAGCCTGCAACCTTTGGAATGAATAAGGCCATGCAATATGAGGAGGCTAAAGCAATTTACGGAAATAACATCAGAAGGGCTTTTACTTACAAAGCTTTAAATAGACTTATTCAAGGATCAGCTGCAGATCAAACAAAACAAGCAATGATTAATTGTTACAAGCATGGGTTTAAACCTATTTTACAAATTCATGATGAATTATGCTTTTCAATAAATAATGAAACTGATATTAAAGGAGTAAAGGAGGTAATGGAAAATGCTATTGAAAATCTTAAGGTCCCTTTTAAAGTTGATGTGGCCCTCGGTAAAAGCTGGGGCGAAGCGAAAGAGTAATAGAGAAATAGAAGGATATTACTTTGATGGTAAAAAATCAAAAACATTATACAAAAAAACAACTTATTTTTATTAATGAAACCTTGGTCAATAGATCGGTCAGATAAAAAGAATCTTTCTTTTTCTGCTGTCAAAATGAAATATTTAAGAACTCCTAAAGATATTTGGGAGGATTTAAAAAAAGAATTTAAATTTACTGTAGATTGCTGCGCATCTGATCAGAATCACTTGTTGCCAAAATATTACACAATTGAGAACAGCTGCTTAGACAAGGATTGGTCAGGTGAGGTTGCTTACATTCATCCGTTATTTGATATGAAGATACCTAAATTTGTAGAGAAAGCATTTTTTACAAATAATTTTACTGGTGTTTTTTTATTACCTGCTGCAACACATACAAAATATTTTCACGATTACATTTATCATAATACAAATTGTGAGATAAGGTTTTTAAAAAAACCTAAACGTGGTTTTAGATTTGGTCATGATGATGGCACAGAAGATGATCCAAACAAAATTGGTTATATAAAACCTTTAATGATTGTAATATTTAGAAATCCGTAAATTTAGAGCGCAGTATCCTTGGGAAAAAAATTAATTTTTTTAGCTAGGTTAACTAGCTATATCAAAAAGACCTTTTTGTGCGTCTTCAACACTTTGTTCATTGATCTTAACTTTAAGATCTTTAATTTTAATATCGATCCACTTCATGTCTGGCGTAACTCTACCTTGTTCCAACGCTTTGCCCGCCCACTTGGACTCCAACTGAAGTTTCTCCGTTATTAACTTTTGTAGTTGCATCTCGGTCAACCTCCTCGAAGGTTATGAAAAGTCTGTTAGGATTTAAAAACCCACCAGCATCTTTTTCTGTTACATCTCCTGACTCAACCTTCTTGTAAAACGTGTCAAGAGCAGCCTTATCGTTCTCAGCCTCAAGCATCTCATCAAGTAATATGTTTTTATATTTTGCTTGGACGCGATATAGCTTCATGTATTATTATATAACATAATGTGACTAATATGCAACTATGCGTTCGTTTTGGGTTTTGGTAGGGGCACTACAGGTTTTGGTACAAAAACAGGTTTACAATCAAATCTGACCACAATTTTGCTAT